ATAGTGAAGAAAAAGAAAAATTATTAGAAGAAGTAAATAAAATTTTACGTAATTCATAAATATTTGTATAATGGCAACACCAACCACAAAACAAGAATTTATTGATTACTGCCTTCGAACTTTGGGTGCTCCTGTTCTACAAATTAACTTAGATCCTCAACAGGTAGAAGATAGATTAGAAGAAGCATTGGAGTACATGCACGAAAGACATTTTGACTTTAATCAACGTGCTCTGTTTGCCTATAAATTGACAAATCAAGATATTGCCAATCGGTATATTAATACTACGGCATTAGGAAATGCTATTGGAGCACAACAAAGAACTTTGGCTGATGGAAGTACAGAAATGTGGCCAAAGGCAACAGATATACGTACTATAAGTAAAGTATTTGCCCCCAATGCTTCTGTTGGCGATTATATGTTTGATTTAAGATATCAACTTACTTTATTTGACTTCTTTGGTTTGTATTATAACCAATCAGGTACTCCCTCAGGACCAATGGCAGCTTATATGGAATCCATGAGTTATATAAAATTAGTTAATGATGTATTCAATTATCCAATGTCTTTTACATATACTAGAACTACCGACAGATTGTTTTTGGATACAGATTTTACCAAACTTCAGGCAGAAGGATATATGATGATTGAGGCTTATGTTGAAGTCGATACAGATCTATATTCAAAAGTTTGGAAAGATAGAATTTTTCAAAATTACTTTACAGCAATGTTGAAAAAACAATGGGGTCAAAATTTGATCAAGTTTGCTGGTGTTCCTCTTCCCGGTGGCGCACAACTGAATGCAGCTGCTATTCTTAGTGAAGCTAATAGAGAACTAAAAGAACTAGAACTTATGTTAACTAAGACACAAGAACTACCAGTCGAACCTCAGATAGGCTAAAATGGCAATTAATCCATACTTTTATAATAACACGAATGAACAAAATCTTGTCGAAGATATCACCGTTGAAATTATAAAAGCAACTGGACAAGATTGTTTATATGTTCCCAGAGAATATTTAAACATTGATAAAATATTTGGTGAAGATCCTGGTTCATCTTTTACAAAAACATATACAATTGAAATGTATCTACAATCTTTTAAAGGATTTGATGGTACAGATATTATAACTCAATTTGGTATTGAGATTAAAGACAAAGTTTCACTGGTTTTTGCAAGACGCCGTTTTAAAGAAGAAGTTACAAATAAAAATATTACAATAACAAGACCCCGTGAAGGAGATTTAATATATTTTCCCACATCAAAATCTTTGTTTGAAATAAACTTTGTTGAGCATGAAAATCCTTTTTACCCTCTAGGTAAATTGTATTCCTATCTTATAACTGCCGAACTCTTCACCTACAGTTATGAAAAGATAAATACCAAAGTTAAAGCAATTGATGATGTATATACAAAAACAAAATCAGAAAATCAATATATGGTTTCTGAAGGATCTGGTCAATTTAGAGTTGGTGATTTAGTTACATTAAGACGATTCTCGTATTCACAACAGTAAATTATTAATTAAGGAATAAAAATGGCTGTTTTTTATAAAACCCAAAAAAGATCATCAACAACTCCTATAAGCCATTCACCTACTGGTGCTACACTTGGTCCTGCCTCACATTTATTGTCTTGGGGTTTATTTGGTCAAACATTTGGTGATCATCCAAATTTTTCAAGTATGGCTTATTTTTTCTATGAAGCAGAAGACGAACAATATTACATGACTACTCCTTATCCTGGGGTAGGGGTATTAAAAAATGCTTGTTTAGAACCTCAACAATATCCAAATTGGTCTACATTTAATATTGAAAATTTTGTTATGGGAAATGATACTGGTTTTGGAATAGGAACAAGACAAGGAGATATGCGTTCAAATGTTTTTGGATCTGTTGCAGATCGTGGTTATAATCCAGATTACACCCCTCCAGAACTTGGATTAACTGGTCCAGGAAAAATTATTATTTTTATTAATAAATCTGGTATGACTGGTGGAAAAAAAATGCCATCATTCATAGAACAATATTACACAGGATATAATCAACCATTAAATGCAGAAATAAGTAAATTTGATAAAAATTTATGGCAAAAAGGATTAACGTTATCAATAAATTATGATTTATTAGCAGCTGGTACTTATCATTTTATGATGGGTTATGGAAATACTTTACATGCATGGGGAAATAATTTAAATGGACAATGCGACATACCTGGAAATGCTACAAGCACCATTAATTTAAAACAAATAACAGCAGGTAATGCACATTCTTTAGCTCTATATTATACATCAACAAATGGAAGTACTTTAGTTCAATGGGGTACACCCTCTGCATCTATTCCTGCTTCTATAGGAACGGGAGCAATTCAAATAGCATCTGGTTTTTCTCATAGTATTGCACTAACTGGCACTGGTGGTGTAGTATGTTGGGGAAATAATGATTTTAATCAATGTAATGTTCCAGTTGGGTTGACAGGAATAACTTATATTGCAGCAGGCCATTATCATAGTATGGCTATAAAAACAGATGGGACTGTATATTGTTGGGGATTAACTGCTAGTGGACAATGTTCTGTTCCTGCTTCTGTTGGTACTGGTGGATATAGAATTGCAGGTGGTCTAGATCATACTATTTTAATGAAAAAAGATGGATCTCTTACCGGGTGGGGTGGCAATACATATAAACAATTGTCTTTGCCAAATCCACCAAGTGTATCAGATTTAAATGCCAAGCCCTATGGAATTACTTTTTATGCTGCATTTAAATGCCAGTCATGGCCAGTAAATATTTCAGATTCTGTAAGAGACATTCGATGCGGTAAATATTCATCAATTGCTTTTCATACTGGTAAATTAATGTGGTATCATTATAATATAGGCTTTTTTGATACTACAACTGATAATTTTACTTATGAAAATAAAATTTTATTTGAAAATTTATTAAGTACTAATTCTTATGAAAATCCTATTAGACTTGATGGTTCTCATGCTTCGGTATATGGTATACCAGCAACATCAAATGGTTTAACTACTTGGATTGAATTTGATTCTGGTTATGTTCCTTCTAGACATGATGCCTACATTTATGATAATTCTATTGGTTTGACTCCAGGAAATTTATTTATTCCTTGGAATCAACAGGGAGGGTCTATACCACAAGGAGAAAGATGGCCAATCGGAAGAAATGGTTCTTTTTATAATACTTCTGCATACGGTTTTAGTCCTAGAGGAACTGCTGGAAATACTGGGTGTTGGTCTTTTGGATATGGTGACGATGGTATATATAAACAATATGATTATTTTGCTCCTCCCGATTTTAGCGGCATTTCGTTAAGACCGAGAAGACTTGGAACACAGTGGATTAATTGGAATTATCCACCAACACATTTACAATTAATGGGAGCAATGTCTGGAGAATATTTAATAAGAAATCCAAACAGTACAGATATTAATTTATATAATAATGGTTTGTATACAAATGTTTTAATATCTAAAAAACATTGCTTGGCAGTATACCATTGGACCGTTGGAAATCCACAATATAGTATAAAATGGATGAGACGAGATGGAAAAATAATTACAAGAAATGCAATACCAAAAAAAGCATTAATACCGGGTAGTGGTGGTCTGGCTTTATATCCTGATTTATATTTATACGAATTAGACCAAGAACTTACAGATGACGATGCTGAAAATATTGCAATTTATAATAAATGGCCAAGATTTGATACATATACTGGAACAAAATGTATAGACCCTCAAGCTGTTATTCTTTCTAATATTGATATAGCTGGAATTACATCTGGTACTTATGAGGTACAAAGACAAATTGGTAAAAGAATATGGGCTCTTGATGGTCAAGATAGAGCAATTAGTTATAGATCGTGTCCGGGTATAACATTTATATATGGCATGGGACAGAGTGTAGTAGAAGCTGGTATGGGTTTTGTTTTAAGTGCTCCTCATTCTTATGAACCTTTAAATTGTGCCTATGATATACATATTGGAGATAGCGGTACTCATTGGTTTATAACAGGAAAAGGACATACTGCACATGCAAAATATGATTATTCTTTAGGAATTACTTTACAACCAACTATGTATTTGGGGCTATATGATTTTCATAATACAGATTATTATCCTGGTCGCAATGCCCTGTTTAGAAATTTAGGATCTACGGGAGGAGGGCGAATACAAGGAGAAGATGTTTCTCCTTTAGACATGATAAATAGATATTTAATAGCAGCTGATCAAAAAATTATAGAACAAATTGATATAGATGTTAGTGGAGGCAATCCTCCTCCATATATAATATCAATATCTGGAGTATGTTATTCTTCAAACGAAGTAGTGACATCTAGCCCTAATGTTAATGGACCTCTTATTAATACTTTTAATGGTAGCCAATTTTTAACTTCCAATCAATTTGATGCTGCATATTATGGTATTGAAACTATTGGTGAAGGTATTGTTAAATCTGCTGATGGAAATGTGTTGACTTTAAATGGCATAACTGGTTCATTTATTATTACCGATTCTAGCCTTGATTATCGCATCGAAGGTGGAACTGCCGGAGCAGCATATAATAAAATAAATCCTTTTACAACTCCTCTGAATAATGGTCTCGGTACAACAGCAGGGATTGGGAGTATATTAAATAATGAAGCGGCTGGCTATACTTTTGATAATAATGACCCTTTTGAAATATTTAATGGATAACGCATAATATGTTTCCAAATCAATATTTTTACAATAAAAGTTTAAGAAAACTTGTAGTTAGTTTTGGTTCTTTGTTCAGCAACATTTATGTTGAACATCCAAATCAAAATGATGAAGTAAATACTCAAATTATAGTTCCAATAACCTACGCACCACAAGAAAAATTTATAAGAAGATTATTAGAGCCGTCTTCAATTGATAATACGACAAGAATTGAAAACCAACTTCCTAGGTTGAGTTATATGATGACTTCTATTGTTCCAGATCCATCTAGAAGAACAAATAAGTCTATTCCATTAAAACAAATGTCTAATTATCCTGCTGATTGCACTGGAACCGCAGGACTTATTTTTCAACAAATTCCAGTAAACATTTCATTTTCTTTGTTCATATACACTAGGCATTTAGATGATACTTTGCAGATTGTAGAACAAATAATGCCTTATTTTAATCCAGATCATATAATTGCATTAGATATGAATAGCACACAACAAAATGTTCATGTTCCGATAACAATGATAAGCAATAGTATAAGCGAAAGATATGATGGTGATTTTGGAAATCGTAGAATGAATATTTCTAGTTTTAATTTTATTGCTAAATCTTATATCTTTGGTAAAATTAATACACTTACAACAATTGGCGATATAAATCTTCGTGGTATTACGTTTGATGATTCTTATTATAGTTGATTGATTTTATGAATATAAACAAAAATCTTTCTAATTTTTTTAATGTACCAACAAATTTAGAAAAACAAACACCAGCCAAAGATATGGCTGGCGGTACATTTAACACAAATAACTTTCAAAAAGATTACGAAACTGTTCAATCTAATTTTAAAGAACTTATAAATTCTGGAAACGTTGCACTGGAAAGTGCTTTAAAAGTTGCTATTGAATCTGACGCACCCAGAGCATTTGAAGTTGTTGCTATTCTTCTTAAGACCATGGCCGATTTGAACAACAACGTACTTGATGTCCATAAAAAAGCCAAAGACACTACATCACAAAAAATTGAATTAAAACAAACAAACAATTCAGTGTTTGTTGGTTCTACTACAGATCTTCAGAATCTGTTAAATAAAGAGAGAAGTACAGAAAAAGTTATAGATGCTGAAGTGTTAAATTCAAATGAGCCTAAACAATA